GAAACCCACCAATAAGATCGTCTTCGTCAGTTTCGATGGTGATGTTGACACGGATCAACTCTCGATTAGTCGTTGCACACGCTTGCTCAACGGATAGAGTTTTGCCGTTTCCAGAAAGACCTGTAATGAATACAGGATAGAATTGATTAGATTGGATAACTTTGCGAACATTGCTGAAGTTACCAAAAGGGACGTAGGAATCATCTTTTGATGGGATGTAGGTTACTTCAAGAACAGGAGAGGCAGAAGGAGCATCGTAAGCACGTTCAATTTCTTGTGCAGTTAGATTCCACTTGCCTTTACCAGATTTATAAGACTTGAGGCGTTTACAAGCAGTAGCGTAAGATACTTTCAACTGATTTGACGCTTCACGAATGTTTTTGCATCCCACTTCCTCACCTACATGCTCAGTCAAATACTGAACGAGGTCTTCGGTTGTCACTGGATTTGGTTCAAAAGGCATGGGATTTTCGGATTGTTTTGTTCGTATGTGTTTATTATAGCAGATGAAACTGCTGTGTGAAGGGGTAGTGGACAGTTAATTAATCGAACACTGCTGTCACACCCATCACTGTTGCTTCAGGATTGCGAGCGAGAGCGATCTTCTTGGCATGGTCATAGTCTCTCGCAACTACGATTTCATCAAAGATGGTGCCAGCGATGAACAATTGTACTTTACACTTCATGAGATCTTGTTTGAAATAGGTTAAGTTTGGTTGTTGATCGTTATGTGTATTATAATCTCCACTCATGCTATTTGCTCAATGAATGCATTGAGAACTGTTTTGTTTGTCATTTTAGAACCCATATGTTTTTTGAATGCGCGACCGAGTTCTGCTCTAGTTGCAACTTCACCTTTTTGCTTTACTTCTAGTTCCATAGTTCCTTCGCCATTGTTTTTGTCTGGCATATAGAAGGATTCATGATAACCCATTTCTGTTTTGATGGATGCAAATCTATGCTTTCTCCACTGTTCCTCAACTCGACCAAAAATTTCAGGAGCAGTGAAACGAACCAGACGACTCAATTCTGCTTTGCTACAAATCCTGATACCAACCCAATTGAAATCAGTAATTTCTTTGAAGTAACTTACGATCTCTTTGGTAGTATTGTAAGGATCACTGTTGATCTTGCGAGAGTATCCAGTCTTAGGATCTCTGAGGAAGAAAACACAGTTCCTATGATGACAAAGATATTGACTCTTGAATTTGTCAGTTGTCCATGTCACCTCTTCAGGAGTAGGAGTGAGGAAAGAAATAGGATTTGATTCACCATCAGTCAAGCAAATCATAGTTACTTTAGTGATATTCTCTACCTTTCTGAGAAGATCAACAATTTCACGAGAACACATAATTGCTTCTGCAAGTGGTGTACCACCGAGATTGTATTTAGGATCTGCAGATATACGATGACCACCCATAGCAAAGACTTGTAGGAAAGTCAATTCCATTGATTTCTCCAAAGACTTAGAGTTTTGACGTGAGGAGAAAAACTCAACCAATCGGAAATCTCTTGTAGGAGCGAGAAGATTTTTTTCCCTTTCAAAACCAGGATGTCCCTCTTGATCATGCTCAAAGTCATAACTCAAACCATTCTGGAATGCATATACACGGAAGGGAATACCTGCTTTCTTACAGAACCACATGAGGTTGTAGAGTTGCTTGAGTGTATCCAACATTTGATACTGCATAGATCCAGACCAGTCAAGATACATGACAAGACCATGATTCTTTCCTTCAGGAACAATAGTAACTTTCTTGAAGATATCTTCAGTAAGTTTGTATTTGAATAGTTTATTTGTATCAATAACTCCAGTCTTGGATGTAGCAGAACGACGATACTCTGCTGCAGACTTTTTCATTTCAAACTGCTTGACCAGATAGTTTACACTTTTCTGAGCATTCTTTTTGAACTCTTTGTATTTTCCAAGAGCATATTCAATATTGCTTTTGATATATTCAGCATGATCTTCTGAAGGATATTCTCTTTCATAGTACCACTCTTGAAGATCTTTTTGAACTTGATCGTGAGGTTGAATGATTTCTTTTAGATCAATCTTAGGAAGATTGAGATAGATCCATTCCTTTGCATTATCATCAATCAAAGTCTCAAGTGATTCTTGCAGAGCAGCATCAGTAACTGATTCAGTTTCATCCATAGGAAACTGTTCTCCACCCATAGTGCCGCCAATCTTAGGAGCATCAGATGAGTATGAAGGAGTCTCAAGATCAGGATCTACTTCACGTTCTTGAGGACGTTTTGTAGGATCATCATCAGTGAACCAATCTTCTTCTGCATCACCTTTCTCTCCATCAGAAGTTGTAGGAGTCACTTCTTCCTGCTTATCTGCTTGAAATTCACTATCATCAGATTCAGGTGCAGAGATCTCGTCAATCTTTTCTTGCTTCTTACAAGCATACTCATATAGATCTTCCGCCAACTTGATAACATCTTCAAATGTTTTAGTTTCAGCGGTACGCTTTACCCATACTGCTTCATCAGCAGTGAATGGCATAGAAGGATTACCTTTGAAGTAAAGGTTGATACGATCGATCAAAGATAGAGTCTTAGGATCGTCATGTTTTACACCAAAGAAATCATCATCCCAGAGTTGTTTGTAACCTTCAAAGAATGACTTACGAAGACCAGGATATGTTACCTTCATCATACGCTCGATACGAGCATCCTCTATGACGTTCACAAACGCCTTAGGAGCGTTTCCCCAATTGCCTTGAGGGGTATAGAGTGCGTGACCGACTTCGTGACCTACTAGAAGGTCGTATACGGTTTCGGTTGCGGTTTTCCAGATGGGTAGAATCAATAGACGCTTTTCAACATCGAAGCAAGCAGTGCTCACTTTACGGTGCTCAACGGTCAGATTCTCAGTTGCCAAGAGTTTAGCGAGTGTGCCTTTGACTTCCTGATTAATCATTGTCCTCCTTAGATGTCTTTATTCTAGCACGTCATCCAAATATGAGTCAAGCTTACGGACAGTTTCCCAACCGTCCACTGGTCGTGGCACCTTCCTGATTACAATATATCCATCATCTTTATTAGGAATATCGTGATGAGTCACAACCTCATAACTATATTCATTTAGATCCCATTCAAGGTAATCCATTTTTTCTTGGATGTCGAATAGTAAAAGCATACCAGCAGATAGTTCTCGTTTAGGCATTGGATTCCAATGGCGGATTACTCCAGATATGATAAAAACGTTAGTAACCATGTAACTAACAAAAATACAGGTGCGTATGATAGCAACTGAATTATCATAAGGAGATGTTTTGTCGTCACTAAAACTTCCTAGGGAATACTTCCATATTCTAAGAATCGTCCGACATCTTTGAGAAATCGTTGATTTTTTCAAATTTGATAGTCCGTAAGAATTTATCTACCAAGATTTCACCTTTGTGACTGATGACGAATAGGTTGGTTCCCTTTCCTAAACTGCGTAAGATAGCAAGTAATTCTGCTGTAGCACCTGCGTCAAGAGAACTATCAAATACTTCATCCAAAATCAAAAGGTTGGTAGAGACGCTATTCTTCATTCTAGCAACTTCTCGCCAAGTAAACAACAGCGCCAAATCAATTTTCTGTTTTTCACCTTCGGAGAAAGAAGAATATGCAAAGCGATCTCTAAATCGACTCTTGATAACTTCATTGAATTCTTCATCAAGGGTAAAGTTGACAAAGAAGTCCATGTTTTGCAGGTATTTATTAATTAGATTATTGAAAACAGGAACGTATTTCTTAATGATTTGACTTTTGATACCAGAATCTTTCAGCAAATTACCAACAACATTAAACTCAGCAAGGGTCTTACTAACTTCACTGCATTGCTTTTCTGTTTCATCTAATTGTTTTTCAAGTGCAGTAAGAGATTCAACTTCAGCATCAATACTGGGTGTATCAGTTTGAAGATTCAACAATTGTTTTTGAATTTCAAGATTGTCAAACTCTAGACGAACAACTTCTTTATCACTTGCAGTAATTTTACTACGAAGTTCATAACACTTTCTAGAGATAGTTTCCATCTCCTCAACAACACTAACTGCATCAGCAATTTGTTCAGTCAAACCTTTAAATTCTTTTGTGAGTTTCTTACCCTTCCCCTCTAGACCACCAATCACTGCAGTTTTAAATGCCTTTTCAATCTCTTGAGAACAAGTAGGACACTCATCATGTGTCTTGAAAAACTTTAATTCTTTTGCAGCACTCTTAAGTTCAGAGTTGATATCAGATTGAGATTGTCTAAGTTCATTCAAAAGATTTTTTTGATCATCAACTCCTTTGAGAGAACTTTCAACTGCTGTAAGTTCCTTATCAAACTTTACTTTATTCTTTTTCTCTTCTTTGATTCGTTTTTCGTTATCAGTAATTCTTTTCTGTTTCTCTTTTTGACGAGTATCATTTACATCCTTAAGAGAACTAATTAGTTTGCGTTGTGACGCAACTCTTTCTTCTGCAACACTAACCAGATGCTCACAATCTTTACTCTGTGCCAAAGTCGTGCGAACACGATCTTTCAGCAACTGATTCATGTTCGAGAAGATGTTGATATCAAGTAAATCTTCAATAACTTCTCGTCGGTGAGGTGCGGATAGTTGCATGAAGGGGACAAATGTGGATGAACCCAAGATGACGACTTGTGTAAATGACTTGAAGTTGAGTTTGAGAACTTGCTGTTCGAGGTATTTTTGCGTGTCCTTAACCGCAGCGTCTTGGTCAACGAGTTTATTGTTTTTATAAAGTTCAAATACATTAGGTTTAATTCCTCTGAATACCCGATACTCATCTGTACCGATAGAGAAACATACCTCTACTTTGGTTCCTTTCTCGTTAATACTGTTTACTAATTGTCCCTTTGTAATCTTACGAAAAGGTTTGTTGAACAAACCAAAACACAAAGCATCAAGAAGAGTTGACTTGCCTGCACCATTAGCACCGACAATTAAGGTAGATTGTGTTTCACTAAGTTCAATTTCTGTCCACTGGTCACCTGTAGATAAAAAATTCTTCCAGCGAATAGTCTCAAATGTGATCATTAATCAAGTGGTGGGATTACAAGGTCATCTTTAGATACAATTGAATATTTGTATCCATATTTGTCGCAATTAATTGCTACGATATCACGCTCAACTTCCATAATATCTAAAGTGTCTTCGTATTCAATTGCTTCCAATTGATTGATATATCTCTCAGCATCATCTCGCTGCTCAAAGATATGAACTACTTTAGTTGAATTTAGAGTGGTGGCATAGATGCCGCCTGTGTTCGTGTCCGTTAAGATAAACATTAGAGTTCGGATGCTTCCATATAGAGTGAACGCATGACAGATTTAATATTAGACTTATTAACCTTTACGTCGATCTCATCTATGTAGTTATCCAACAATGTCAGAGTGTCTTCGGTTTCCAGTACCGCATCACCATTCTCTAGTTCCACACTCAAATCTTCAATAATTTTGAGATCAGCGAGACCTATATCTTGGAGTTGCCTTACTGCATAATCGAACTTAGCATAATCACCTTTGTCTTCGACAATTAGTTTGACGAATGATCCTTTAATTTCGTCCGCACTCGGTATGCTAACTCCACCATTATAATACAACTTATGAAAAGTGTCAAAGGGATTTCTGTAAAAAGTAGTTTTAAGAGTTTCTGTGTCAAAGACATGGAATCCTCTTTTACTTCCGTAGTCATTCCAATAAAGTTGATAAGGGTTACCTAGGTAATGTATATTATCATTATTAGATTTCATGTGATAGTGTCCACTGAACACTTTCTTAAACTTATTGAATGTAGATGGGTCCATGCCATTAAACATCATATGACCTGGATGTGCTTCAAACCCATTAAGCTCAAGGTGACCCATAGCGACACTAGCAGAACTTTCTGCAACAGCACGAAGAGATTTCTCTCGGTTATCGTCACAAATCCAAGGTAAAAGAAGTATAGAAAGACCACCAATAGTAATGGTAGTGGGATCGGTGTAGACTGTAATGTTTCCATACCCCTCAAGTAATTCACTTGGGGCATTAACTCGTAGAGTGTTTTTGTAGTAGATATCATGGTTTCCTACAAGCATATGCATCTTCACACCCATCTCTTCTAGAGGGGTAAACCACATGTCTTTTGCTGCTTCTAGAGACATGAAGTTAATTGACCTACGTTTATCAAACGTATCGCCTAGACACAACACAGTATCAATACCAGACGCTTTGATAAAAGGAACTACGATCTTGCCGTAAAATTTCTTGTAATGTTCTATAAAATGTATGTTGTCGTTCCTGACACCAAAATGCTGGTCTGTAATCAGCAGAACTTTCATCGTTTAGAATTCATTTCAACACGGGACTTAATATGATTATAATCTGTATTTGTATCTCCGTCAACCGTGAAGACATGATCGTAACCAGACTTCTCTAGAATCTTATCTTTAATATCCATCTGTCTTTTTTCTTTTGCGATCCTCCTCAAAAATGCATAGTATACAATCTGAGTAAAATATGCAAAGGGGTTTCTACTCTTAGCAGGATCGAAGTTATCAATATATTGAATACAGTTCTCGATACCATCGCAAACCATATCATCCTTATACATGTAGTTGATAAAGTTTGGTCTATATGATAGGTGGGTTGCAATCTTCAGGAAACAACCACCAATATAATTATTGACGCGAGGTTTCGGCAGACCTTTTGCCTTGGCAAGATCAACTTTTTCCTTGTACTTTACAATAGCAGCAAGAAACTCTTGGTTGTCAACATAATGTTGTTTTTTCTTAGGTGCCGATTTCGATTTCATATCGTATTTGCTTTGTTTATATTATAACATACTTGACAGGTATGTCAATTACATGTACAATAACCATGTAAGGGTTCAAGAGTCATATAGCTTCTCAAATAAAGCACGAGCTTCATTAATTTTACCTAGATACCCAGCAGTCTTTTTGATGTCTGCCTGGTTCTGGGTCATTTTTCTGTTGGCGATATCTTCTCCTAAGATGTATGCTTCGTACATCAAGGTAACATCTCTACTCATAGACGCGACGGTCAGAATATCTTTCTCTCTTAAGATAAAGAAATCTTCATCTGACATTTGCATCCATCGGGTGAAACCCATGCCGCGAACGACTTTATGCTCACCTACTTCTTTTGTTACTGCATGTACTGCTACAGGATCCTGTAAAAATACAAGCGACTCTCCATGGTCTTCAGTCAAAACTGCTTTGCCGAGAATCTCTTCTCCACTAACAAGTTTGAAGATACCATGAAATTCTTCATCGTGTTTTGCGTAACTAATCATAAGCTTTTACTTTTACGTCTATGATTTCATAATTAAAATTTTCTTCATTATATACTTTGACTCTTTCCATTAGATGATTGAGAGTATAGTTATTACCCCTATCAGTGGAAATATCATCAGCAATATCATAAAGTGTTGCTTGTGACTTATTTTGTCCTTTCCTTAGAACTCGACCAATTGATTGTAGGTTACGAACTCTGGACTTAGAAGGAGAGGCAAAAATAACGTTGTGTAATCTTTTGATGTTAATACCTGTTGAGAATGTCCCGTAAGATGCAACGATGATTGCATTATCAGAGGATTCAGTTAAACGCCTTACCTCTTCTCTATCATCAACATCGACACCACCATGTACAAAAAATACAGGTCTGTCTGTACCACTATTTATCAAGTTGTAAAGAGGTAGTCCATGTCGTTCTACATAGTTGAAGAGAACAAGCGTGTTACCCTTTAGATCTCGCGCAAGATTACGGATAAACTTGTTCCTACCTTCGTGTTCTACAAGGTAACCGATCTCATCTTGGTATCCTTCAAAGAGTTGTTCTTCATGTTTTAAGAGAACAATCTTAACTTTGAGTTTAGCGATATGACCCGCTTCCATAAGTTTCTTTGTTCTGGTAACCTGTGAGCATCTACCGAACACTCCTTCAAGGACCAATTGATTTACATTTGCACCATCTAGCGTACCCGTAAATCCAATACGATATTTACACTCATGCAACTTACTCATCAAGGAAGTCAAAGATTTAGCTTTGAATTGGTGCGCCTCGTCACCGATCACAACATCAAACCTGTCAAACCACTTTCTAGGTTCCTTGTAAATAGACTGCCAAGTGGTAATTATCACGCTATGTTCCGTGTATTTGTCTTGCCCCGCATATATTTTGTGGCAGTCTTTGGTAGCCATCCATCCGTATTCTTCAAAGTCTTTGTACATCTGCTCGACGAGAGAAGTAGTCGGCACCACGATTAATACATTTCTCCCGACATTAGTATGGAATCGAACCAATGCATAAATCATTAACGATTTGCCTGATGCTGTGGGCGACAGGAGCAACCTTCTATTATGCTTCAGTGCTTCGTAGATCGCTTTATATTGATAGTCCCGTACCTTCAGACTCGGGGGTAGGCGCAGTGATTTTACAAAACCTACAACCGACTTGGGAGTAATCATAGGGTTGTCCGCTAACGGATGACCAAAATATTTGTCATCTTCTACTGTGTATCGGTATCCTTTCTTCTCTGCCCAATCTAAAAGATATTCAATGAGACCACAATAGATCTCACCTGTTGCTGGTGAATATAAACGAATCTTTCCATCCCATCCTCTGTACCTTCTAGTCTTCTGCATATACTTAGCAGACTCTACTTCAAAAGTAAAAAAGTCTGCTAACTCATAATGAAGATGAGACTCCGCCTCAACTTTGAGATATACTTCATTCTTCTTACGAATAAGGAGGTCCATAAAACCATGCTACAAAAGATTCACGTTGTCCTGAAGTGATAGGGCGAACCCTGTGCCATTGATCACCTTGGAAAAAAATAGCAGACCCAGATTTCAACTTGAATGTTCGGAATCTTGGATCTGTCTCTGGTTTATATATCTCCAAATCAAACTCGCCTCCTTCGTAGTCGTCATTTAGGAAGAGAGTCATACTTATTTTTCTTACTAATCCTTTTACTGGATGAGGATGCTGATCTACATGCCAGTCATAAAAATCCCCTACACCGTACTTGCCATACTGTACTGCTTCCATACCAGTAATATTCAAGTTCCAACGTGCTTGTTTATTAACTGATTTCACCATACGCAAAAGCATGGATAGAAGTTCTCTGTCTCCCACCCATGCTATCTCTGAACTTCTATTGTCTTGTATTCCATTATGAACGTGTCCTCTAGACCAATTATGGTTCTCTGAAACTACTCTGTTGACAATTTGCATTGCCGCTCTGTTGAATACAACTTCTTTGTAGTAGAGACCGTAGTTCATTAGAATCCATTCTTAAATTTTTCCCATTCAATCGCATTCTTGATTTGGAAGTTGCGGTTGTTGATCATCCGCAAAACACCTTCAAGAAAATTTAGAACTGTCTCTATGTAGTCAATCTTGTATTGTAGTTTAACTACATCCTCATCAGCATCAATAAACATAGAGATCTCTTCTTTAGTAGTAAGTTTGAGATCAAACGGCATCTCTTTATACTTCTGGGCAGGTGCCTTACCCTTGTAATATAACCATTTCTCTTTTGTCATTCGTCTCATCTCCAACTCACGTTCTTTCTTCATCAGTGAGAAGGTATTGAAAAACTCCATATATCTCATATGAAGTTGTGGGATTTTAGTGGATTCTTCACAGTATAGATCACCATCGATCTTACTATCTTTCTTCCACATCTCCTGTAGTTGTTCTAAGTTCATTACGAAAATAATTCAGTTTCATTTTAAAATGTTAAATTTTTTAAGGACATATAATGTAAGGGCAGTCCAAAAAATAATTTCAAGTGCGTAATTGGTCATCTGCGTTTTTGTGAATTCTTATCCCTGACTTCAAAGATAGTATACTTGAAAGTGCAGGTTGCTGAGAAGTATTCATTATCACCACCAGTCACATCAAATGATAGCGTTGATAATTCTACTGGGAATAAATCTTTGAACACAACGTCAAAGTTTACTCGGTTGTTATTGTTTAAAACTTGGAGGGTTGCATCAGAAAATCTAGGATCTTGTGATGGATCATCTCTATGGATTGATCTCCATCTACCTCTCTCTGATAACTCCTGAGGAGTACCTAATGCTCTCATCCAGTTATGGAGCTCCATATAGTTTCTAAGATCTTCATCCACAATAAATGTGATGGTAAGATCTCCATACCGCATGTTACCTTCTACGGGAATGGGGACAAGACCTCTGGTTGGAATGTTAACCTCACCTAAAGTCATTGTTGGGATCTCTGCTCTCTGGCACAAGAATGATGCTTTCTTTGCTTTATCGAGAAGAAAGATAAACCCGATAGGTGAAAGATAGTTCTTGTTTGTGAGTTGATCGTTATACCAGTTTGCCATTTGTTTAGAGGTTAGCGTTTTCTACCCAACCAGTTGCGATATATTTGTCTCCGCTGAGAGGAGGATTACCTCTGTGAGTGTGTGTAAACCCAGCAGGCCAAATTAATAATCTTCCTTTGATTGGTGTAAATCTTTTACCAAGATACAGAAATTCTGTTTCTCCACCTTCCTCAACATCATTGAGATACATCATGTGAGCAAGAACTCTTTTGGTGCAACCAGGCGCACTATTTTCAGAGTGCCAAGCATGATATCCTTCAGACTTACGAGTTCTTTGAATATTGAGATATGCAGATTGTAATTTATACATCGTGAGACGTTCATACTTACCAGCATATTCATTCATACACATGTTCAAAACTTGATTGTACCGTTTCAAGTACGTTGAGTTTAAGTCTTTATCAATCATGAAAGACGACACTTCTGGTGGAGCGTTGCCTTCATCCATGAAATAATCAATGGGTAAACATGCATCTCTTCTGGTATCAGCAAGTTTTTGATTGTTAGAAGTAAATCCTCTTCTATCAAATGCTACACCAGTTTCTTTGCAATGTGCAAAGTATTCAATAAAATCAGTTGGATCAAATTCAGTATCAAAGATACCAATAAAATCCTCAAAGTGAATGTCAGTAATCATAATTAAGAGTTGGTAGAGTTATTTAGTCATCAGACAAACATGCCATGATCCTTACAATAGTGTAGCGTATCTTTCAAGTCTCCGATATGTTTAGCACCAAGAGCAACTTGAGGATACACTGCATTTTTTCCAAATTCTTGTTCAAATGCTCTTTGTGTAAAGTGTTGATCTAGTTTGTATTCTAGAAATTCTCCTCCTAATGATTTAAGTAGGGATGCAACCCTCTCACATTCTTGACTGCCGTTTGAATAAATTACTGCTGTTAGTGGAACCATTAGTCGCGTTGCCTCCAATCGTCGGGTTTGTCTCTATTGAACCAATCTACAATATCATCAGCACCTTTGAACCCCGTTTTATGATTGGATGGGTCGGGGTCTCCTAGTCCCATCCTATTCAGAAAATCATCTGTAGTTCCTTCTTCAATACCAGCAGACTGACGACGTGCCTGCTTTAACCAGTCGCGGGCAAGTGTGTGTCTTTTGGCAAGTTTCTCTGCCCAGATCATGTCCTCTAGGGGGACTTCTTCGTTGTTAGCGATACACCTACAAATGGACTCCAAGCGGAGTCGATACGCAGTCGAGAGCATAAAATACACCAGATACAGTGTTATTTAGAATGAATCATCTCAGAGAGTTCCTCTGTTTTATTCCATTCAGCATATGCTGACTCAGATCTTTCAGAGAGAATACTCAAGATGTCATCACAAATGACTTTGTTTGGGACGTACTCGTCAAGATACTTGTCTAATGCTTCTTTCAAGTATCTTTTACGATGCCACTCAGGGGAATAGGGTTTATAATCCATGATGTAAATATCAGGTATAAAAATATTTAGCATTAAAAAAAGAGGGGCATTTACGCCCCTCAACACTTCCTTCACACGGTAATTTATTTAGGTCATAAGGACCTCCTTGCAAATTCGTTTACATGAATTTTGATGTGTGATCTCGCATTCAATCAGACATTCGTAGTAGTCATTTAGTTTCTGGTTCTCGACAGAAATAGTATCGACTGTATCCTCGAAATGACGCCACTCGTTTAACTGATTGCTCGATGTGATGTTGTGCATGATCTCACTCCGTAACTGGTCTTCATAATATGGTAAAGGGTAGGGATCATTTTTCCACCTCGCTTAATTCTACTACTACTTATATACAAACTCTGACAAAACCCATAGGTACTTTGTCCCTTGACATAACTCTTATTTTTTGTATACGAAGATACATTACAATAAAAAAGAGGGAGTGTCTGATTCTGACCAGACTTCCCTCGGTGGCGACGATATTCGTCACTATTTATGTGTGGTGTGTGTGGGAGGTTGGATTCCTGTATACCAACAATAGAAGGGCATTTCTACAGTTTAGAAATACTTCTATGCCTAAGACCTACTTGGTATGTAGTTCTACTGTTCCCAGCAGCGGGCACCACCCCTGTCTTATCACCTTAACTAGCAAAATGCCAGTAAGTTTATTCAGTCACTCCCTGTAAGTCAGGCGTCCCTTCCTTACAAATAAATTATAGCATAAAAAAAGAGGGTGTCAAGCACCCTCTTAAAATTAGTTGTGATTAGATCACATAAGGTTAGCAACCTGAACTCTTCTGTAATACTTGTTAGTATTAGCAGTAAGGGCACCGCTACCTTGTGTAAGACCCTGTGCGAAGGGGTTAGAAACCATTCCGTAACGAGTCTTGAAGCCAATCTTGGGCTGGAAGGTGTTAGGATTAATCGCACGAACCTGCTGAAGAGGAACGTAAGGGCAATAGAACAGACCTGCGTCATAAGGGGAAGTACCCTTGTAACCAGCAACATAGAAGTGCTTATCTGCAACGTTAGCAGAATAAGGATCAACGTAGACCTTGATCTTACCGTTGAGTGTACCTACGAGAGTAGAGGAAGTATCGTCTACACCTGTAAGAGCGTTGTTGCCGTTAAGAGCAGGAGAGTAGTCAAGTACGCCTGCCATACCGAGAGCAGAAGCCACATCAGCAGAGCAGATGAGGATGTTGCCCTTCCCGCGACGA